ATCTTGTAGGAGATACATACAGCCAATTACAAACGGCAGTAGAAGATATACGCACAACATTTGTGCGAATGAAGGAAACAATTGAGAGCGTGAATGTTCAATCATGCGGCTTTGACAACCTCACCGAGGTGTTCAATGTGGATGAGGAGACATACGCAGTATCAGTTGATTTAGTGTTTAGAATAGTGAAATCATAAAATTAAGAAGAGATGGCAGCAAGTACATCAGTAATGAATAGCACCGATGTGGTAGTCCGCATTGGTACGGATGGAGCAACTTATGAGACTATTGGTAAGATGACCAATGCCTCATTAAGTGTAACAATGGCAACCCGAGATGCGAGCACTAAGGATAGTGCCGGATGGATGGAAGTATTGGAAGGACAAAAGTCTTGGACTTTGTCAGGAGAAGGTTTGGTAGTATATAACAATAGTGGCAAGGCTACACCGGATGACATCTATGGTCATTTGAGCAGCCGCACGGTTATCTACATTGAGTTTGGATCAGAAGCAACTGATGAGAAATACTATAGTGGTACTGGGTACTTCACTGAGTTCTCAACGGATGCTGGAGTAGAAGATAACGCTACATTTAGCTTTAGCTTCCAAGGTACTTCAGAATTGACTCAAGGTACTCAAGCATAAACATTTGGGAGGGCATCATTGATGCTCTCCCTTATTAAAAAACAACGATGGACACACAACAAATAAAAGTAGGAGAGAAGCTATACCCAGTTAAGTATGGCTTCAACGCACTGAGGATATTTTGCAAGGAGAGTGGTATTGAACTGCAAGACATTGAGAAGATAGCACAAAGTATGAGCCTTGACCACGCCATGAACCTAGTATGGGCTGGCCTGAAAGATGGGGCAAGAGTGGAGAAGATAGATTTTGACCTAACCATTGAGGATGTAGCTGATATGATGGATGAGGACAATACGGTCATCACTCAATGCATGGAGCTATTTATTGCATCCTTTGTAAAGCCCAACAGCGAGGAAAAAAAGTAAGCACCCAAGCCTCTGAACCCTATACATGGGATACAATGGAAGCTATAGGTTTGGGTGAGATGGGAATGAGTGTGGAGGAGTTTTACAATATGACACCACGCCAATTCCAAAACAAGAGAGAAGGCTTCCACAAGCACCTTCAGTACCATACTGAGTTGCTTTGGGAGACTACCAGGTGGCAAGCAGCGGTGAATGTTGCACCACATACAAAGAAGAGAATAAGCCCTAAAGATTTGGCTGTGTTCCCTTGGGATGGAAGGAAGAAAGTGCATAAGGCAGCAACCTTTGATGAGGTGCAGAAAGGAATAGAAAAGGTGTTTGGTAAATGAGTAAGCAAGACATAGATTTTAAGATTGGTGCGGATCTCAAGCAGTTCCGCAGTGCCATGGGAAACATAGACCACAGCCTCAAGAGATTGAGCGGTGGTTTTGGTGCTTTAGGTGGCGTGATTGGTGCCTCATTTGCCGTAGATGCTATCAGGCAGTTTGTCACGGAATCCGTAGAGCTTGCCAACCAAGCGGAGGGTGTTAAGAGAGCCTTTGACCGCATCAATGATCCTCAACTGCTTAGTGAGCTGAGAACAGCTACCAAGGGCACTCTTGATGATTTAGAGTTGATGAAGGCGGCTGTAAAAGCTAAAAACTTCAACATCCCTCTTGAGCAGTTGGGCGGCCTTTTAGCCTTTGCGCAGCAGCGTGCCGGTGAGACTGGTGAGAGCATTGAATACATGACCGAGAGTATTGTCACTGGTATTGCTCGTAAAAGTTTGCCTATCCTTGATAACCTTGGCTTTAGTGCTACTGAGGTGAGGGAAGAGTTCAATGAGACTGGCAATATGGCTGAAGCTGTAGGTAACATCATCCAAAGACAAATGGGTGATGCTGGCAATGCTACTCTTACCGTAGCAGAGCAGATAGCGCAGCAGCGTGCTGAGATCACAAACCTGAAGATAGCCGTAGGTGAGCAGTTGCAGCCAGTGTACTCTGCCTTCTTAGATGAGGTTAAGGGTGGCCTTGACTCTATCAATACGCTTATATCCGACCAAATCACGGGGGTTGAGCGAATGGCTTATGTTGCCTCCTTCTTCCAAGGTGCTCAAGGTAAGGTGCTGAGAATATACCTTGATGCTCAAGTGGCAGCGAGAAAGGCGCAAGAGGAAAACAGTCAATCACAAAAAGAGAACAAAGAGGAGACTGACAAAAACAATGATTCCACTCTTGGGCTTGCAGATACTTTTGAGAAAACACGCAATGAAGCCTTCTTCTATACTGAGGCAATACATAGACTCAAGGAGGCACACTCCATGCTTTACAAGGCTCAAGGTGCTCAATTGCAGCCAATGGTTGAAGTGACCAGGCAACTGTCTCAAGCTGGCTTTGATGCCTTCACAGCATTTGATGAACTAGGAAACTCAATCGGCACTACGTTATCCACCTCTTTTGAGGCGGCTATGATTAGTGGCGAGGACTTCTTCAAGGTATTTATACAAGGCCTCAAGAATATGCTTGCTCAACTACTTGCTGCCGTTGCAGCGGCTTTGGTTCTTGCTGCGCTTCTTGTAGTGATCACTGGAGGAGGTATTGGTGCCTTATCAATGCAGTCTATTGGTACGGCATTCAAACACTTCACTGGCCCAATGATGGGTGTGCCGAGCTTTGGACTTGGCGGTGGCCTTGGCGGTGCAATGCAAGGAGGTGGACTTCAAGTGTTTGGTAGACTATCAGGAAGTGACATACTTATCTCTAGTGAGAGAGCTGGAAGGGATAGAACAAGATTGAGTGGTATAACCGGATAATATGGCAGCAGTAAAATTATACTCAGAATTTAAGAGTGACCAAAACAAATACTATAAGATAGAGATATGGGATGAGGACTACGCTGGCTCCTCTCCTGATGCGTTCACCGTTGATGGTAACGGCTTTATCTTAGATTACAAAGGTCTTACTGATAACATCTACAGCCCTATAATTGGCTCATCCGTATCTTTTGGTATGTATGTGAATGATACGGCTACCACCACATTCCTCAACACTTTAAAAGAGTACCAACAAGATAGGTACTACATCAAAATTTATAGAGGCAATAGCGAGGTAAGCACCTCACTTATGTGGGCCGGATACATTATCCAAGACTTGGTGCAGATAGAGGATGTATCGCAACCCTACCTTTTGAACATTAGAGCTACCGATGGACTTGCAAAGCTTAAAGATGTGGTAGTGACTACCTCTGCCTGGCGCAAGTTTACTAATCAGTTTATCAATGCTTTGGATAAGGTTGGTGTGCTAGGCATCTATGATACTACCGATCCAGTGCTCAATGTGGTTTGTAATTGGTATGCTGAAGAGATGGTGTACGCCTCAACGCTCAATCCACTAGATGAGACTTGGGCAGACTTTAGAGCCTTTGACACTATTGATGAGAGTGGCACACTTACTGGCCGCAACTGGCATGAGGTATTGGAGCAGATGTGCTCAATCTTTGGCTTGAGGTTCTACTATTCTGAAGGGCAGTATAGAGTGGAGCAAATATTTGAGAGGATCAGCGGAACATTTACCGAGCATACCTATCAAAAGGACTACACCAAGATTGGAGAAACTGCTGGCTTGAGCCTTAGTAAAACACTAGACCAAACAAGTGGAAAGGCAAGGCTTGCCGGAAATATGTTCAACTTCTTGCCAGCGGTGAACAATGTATCAGTGGTGGTGAACAAGGAGCCAAAAGCATTGATTGGTGCCATATCTGATGATGCTACACAGCCCACTTTCAATATAGGATTTGTTGCATCTTCACCGGATAATCAATTGTTCTTTGCTTTTTATCATGTAGCTCAAGTCATAGTAGAGGATGCCATAAGCGCAGCAAACATATTTATGAAGCTTAGATTGAATGTGGAGCTTTATGATTTTAATGCAAACACAACCTACTACCTGAAGCGTACCTATACTGGCATGACACCATCAACAATCACCTGGACAACTGTACAAAATGGTTCAGGATATGAGGTGCTTCTAGGGCCGTTGAATGAATTTGATGCAGATCACTATGTATATGGGAATACGGCAATAGCTACACCCAATGTACCAGCAGATGGTGATGTTACTTTTGATTGGGAGTTTGTTGAGTTTGTTGATACCAATGGTGCAACGCACACGCTAGATAGTGAGAACTCCTACGGATGGCAGATGGAGAACCTCAACGTAAGAACAACAAACGGTGAGGGGATACAAAATGAAACAACAAGGATAAGAGCCATATCTCCATCAACGTACATCAAGAGCAACCTATCCTATGAGCTTCCTGAGATGAACATCTTCACTGGTAATGGAGAGCAAGGCTCATTGGTGGATATAAACACCGTGCTAGGCATTGATATTAGAATCCCTTATAGTGGATGGCGTGAGGGCAACTCAGGAACATACAGCACTATTCAGAAGCTTATTTGTCAAGAGTTCCTCAAGATGATGGATGAGCCTATTGAGAGGTATCAAGGGAGCATCTTCTCAAATCATGATTTTAAGAGAAGGCTAACATTTGACTCAAAGAAATTCTTGCAGATAAACGGATCCTTCAATGCGAATCTTGACCAATGGGATGGTGAGTGGTTTGCCATAGTTAGCACATCTATCACTCCTACTTTTGATGATACCACAACAAGCAACCCAACATTATCCATAGGCAATGTGAACGGCATCAACGGCAACACAGCCTTTGAGGGTGTATCAGTTGTAAATACTGAGACAAATGATATTGAGGTTACTGAAACGGCAACGATAGGAGGCACAATGACCAACAATGGTGGAGTGGCTACTGCGGTGAATGGTATAACCGGAAGCCCAGGAGGAAGCAGCGATGTTGATGCTGAGAACTACATGAACTTCTTGAGCTATTCAGGTGCCAATGGCAACCACACCATCAACCTACCTACTCCATCTGATGGCGTGTTCTTGAGGTTTAAAACTGATAACACCATATTATCAAACAAGACCATAACGCTTGATGCTGGAACGGATACCATAGATGGTGAGAATACCTATGTAATGGATAGGAGCTACGATGGTATCAGCCTGATGGCATACAATGGTGATTGGTATATCATCCAAAAGAAGGAGAAGTAGACCGTTTAGTGATACTTATATTGCAGCTACTTACATATTTTCACAATGAAGCAATCAACTTATTTTTACCTGCTACGCAGAGGTGTGATTGGTGGTGGAGGGGGCAAAGGTTTATTAGACACCTACACCGGTGCAGCCGCAGCCTACTCTTTACGCAAGCTCTCAAGCGACTATAGCGGTAATGCCATAACAGTAACTACTGATGGAGTAGACAGCCAGGATATAGGCTTTAGCGGTAGCAATCTAGACACCGCAGCTCTAGAGAGCTTTGCCGGTAGCGGAGATGCTTACGTTAGCACTTGGTACGATCAAAGCGGCAACAGCAGAAACTTCACGCAAAGCACCTTTGCGAATATGCCTAAGATAGTTTCAAGCGGTTCAACGATAACACAAAATAGTAAGCCTATTGTAGAGTTTGATGGCTCAACGAGGTATATGGATATATCTTCCCAGCAGACATTTAGCGATGAGTTTTTTATGACCTTTGCAATAAGACCAACCTCAAACGCTAACGCTTATGGGGTTTTGTTAAATGGTCAAGGAACGGCAGACAATAGGGTAAGAATCTATGAAAATAGAACTACACACATAAGAGTAAAGGGTACAATCTTTACCGAACCTTTAGGTTGGAACATTGGTACATACACTAATTACACTATTGAGCGAGGAAGTACGGATGTTATCAAGCAGTATTTTTATGGCACTGAACATAGTGATGATACTCGTTCAGTAAATTGGCCAGTATTATTTAGAGTAGGGGGAAACCAATCGGCAGCAAGTACACAATCCTTACACGCCCAAGTTTCGGAAATGATATTTTGGAATAATGATGAGAGCGCAAATCGGGTAGATATTGAAACCAATATTAGAGCGTTTTATTCCATTGGATCTTCTGCACCTACACAACCTCAAGCGGATATAAATAGCTTTGTGAGTAGAGTGGAGACTGATGGCGGTAGCGTATTAGGCGGCTCTTGCCTTTTAAC